GAAACTCTTTCTGCGCTTGGCTGCTTTTGATCCTGGCTTTAGTTTGCTAGGCTTTGTGGTCACAGCCATTTGTAGTTTGCTACCAGGATTCTCTCTACGATAGCTGGCCACACCTTTGGCATTGAGGCCGCCTTTTTTGCTTTTACCGGCTGAACGTTTCCATGCTGCTGATTCGTCTAGTAGTTCGTGATCATCTACTGATTCAAAGTCTTCCCAGATCTGGTCAGCATCAACTCCGTGTGCTTTAGCTAGACTATTAACCATTTCTTCAATGATGTCAAACTGTTCTTCAATACTTTCATTGGGCACACAGTTGTTTACACGGACACCGCCTTTAATCTTAGTGCCTTCCTTATGCTTGCCCTTCCAACATTTAGCGTCTAATCGTTGTTTAACAGCTTCGGTAATAATTTCTGTTGTTTTCATTTCTTTTTAGCCTTTCCAGCTTTCATGTTAGCCATCCAATGTGCTAACTGTCCTTTGCGGCCGCCTTGCTTGGCAGTTTTACGCAGGCTACTCACTGACGCTTTGGTATTGACACCGTGACGTTTAGCATCGCCTTTGTCTTGCGGATTCTTACCGTCAGCAAAGTTTTCACTTAAATCTGGTTTGTTTTTACTAGCACCCATACCCATTAAGTCAGCGCCTTTAAATTCAGGCATGGTAGTTAATACGATTTGTTCTGCTTCTTTTGCTGAGTTAGCCTTAACTTTAACAGCTGGTATCTTGTTATATGGTGCTTCAACACTATAGACCCAAAATACGAGGCCACCGGGGCGAGTTAATACAAATGCCTCTCCCTTTTGTTCTAAGTTCCACTTGGGCAACAGTCTCTTGACCATACGAGCATACAGGCCTTGTCTTGAATCTTCTTTAGCGGCAAATGTCATTCTTCGTATAGAAGCTTTTTTATTTGCTATAAAGGCTTTCATAATGTCAACAACTGTGCCGAATACATGAGCAGAGTTACCAGTGCCAGTTACACCCCAACTTGCTGTACCGTGTGCTCGTTTGGCTGCAAATTCAATGTCCCAGTCTCCGGGTGCCTCATCCGGATCTTGGCCGGCCATGAATGTGTAGTGTACATCGCCTACAGTAAACTCAGCTGAAGCTTGATTCTTATCTTGATAAGTCCACTTCCACTCTTTGCCACCGTCAAACAGTTCGTGCATACTCTCGCCACCACCGCCTCCGTCACCGCCTCCGTCACCGCTACTATCGCTGTTACCGTAGTTTGCGTAATATCCATAGCCACCATACAGTCCAGGGCCATAGGCTGCGTGACGCAGTTTTCGTTTTTTCTTGCGGCGTTCTTCTAGATTTTGTGCATCTTGACTGCTGGCAGAGTTTTCAGAAATAATATCGGATATTTTCATAGTTATCCTATAATAAACGACATGGGCTGTCCTCCAGCAACTAACGTTTCTAATTCTTTATCTAGCTTTTCAACTTCTTCTTTACTTGCAGATTTAAGATCACCGCCGTTTAACTGTGTACCACCTTGTGGCCCTGCAATTGTTCCAAACTTACTGCGAGCTTCTCCTAATATACCTTTACAAACTGCTAAAGTGTAATCTCTAACCCATTGCTTAGAATATATGTCGTTGATTATCAGATAGTCTGGTTTGTAGTTATAGCAGCGTAACATGATAGTTTCGCCTGCTACAAACGGTCTTTGTAAAATTCGTATGGTATGGCTGTGTGGAATCCATTGAAACTCAATGTATGCGCCAAACATGCGGCCAACAAGTTCTTGGTATTGAGCAAACATTTCATAAGTGGCTATGCCGCCCAGCATTGTGCTGTTTAACAAGTATGTGTTGGTATAGGCAAGGCTGAATGGTTCAAAATCAGCACCTGTACCACTGCCTGTTCTAGATCCTAAAGATCGTCTAAATACCGATCTTACTTCAATAACTTCGTCGGGTAATCTGTAGTCATTAGTATCTTTTTGCAGTTCTAAAAACATGTAGCTTTCTTCTACTGCATGAGAACTACGCTGACGAAACTTATCTATAGTTTTGTCTAGGGCGATTTCGTAATGAATTGGGTCTAGTTCCACGTCGATCATGCCGTCGCCCAGCATTGCTCGCACGTAATCATAAACTTTTTGTTTTTCTGCTTGGATGTTTACCTGTGACATTTTAATCTCCCAATCTATTTATCGCTAAATATAGTACTATGCCAAGATTATCACTTTATCGCCCGGAAAAAGGCAACGATTACAAGTTTATTGATCGACAGATTAATGAAATGTTCCAAGTAGGGGGCACGGATGTCTACCTGCACAAATACCTAGGCCCTCAAGATCCTAATAATCCTAACGACACGTTAGGTGTTACAGGCATTCAGGATCTAGTATTTTTAGAAAACAGAGATAGAAAATACGATCCTAGCATCTATCACATTCGCGGTATTTACAACGTACAAGATTTAGACTTTAACCTTAGTCAGTTTGGTCTGTTCATTGACAATGACACAGTATTCATGACAGTGCATATCAATAACTTTTTAGAAACTATTGGTCGAAAACCTATCAATGGTGACGTTATAGAGCTGCCACATGCTAGAGATGAGTTTGCGCTAGGTGACTTTGACGTAAGTTTACCAAAATATTTTGTTATTAGCGATGTGGGCCGAGCAGCAGAGGGCTTTAGTCCCACGTGGTTTCCGCACTTGTACAGATTAAAGTTAACTAAGATTGTAGACAGTCAGCAGTACAAAGAAATATTTGATCAAAAGATTGTTGATCCCGTTACTTTAGAAGAAACTGACAATACTCTTAGAGATCTACTCAGTACATACAATAAGTCTATTCAGATTAACGATGCAGCACTAACTGAAGCTGAAACTAATGCTCCAATGAGCGGTTATGAAACACAGCATTTTTATACATTAGCTATAGATGATAATGGCCGTGCAGCATTAGAAACTGTAGATTCATCAACACTAGATGCTAGCTTAGGCGGTGCTCTTGGAGATGCCAGCGGAATGGATGTAAGTCGTGTGGCAAAACGTCCTCAACGCAATGGCTACAGCGGTTACTTAACAGGCGACGGTATTGCACCAAACGGTGTAGATTTTGGACATGGCATAACATTCCCAGCAGCGCCAGCTGGCGGTGACTTCTTTCTGCGTACTGATTTTATGCCCAACAGACTGTACAGATATGATGGTACTAGATGGGTCAAGTTTGAAGACAACGTTAGAACAACACTTAGCAATACTACAACTAGAAATACATTTAAAGGCTCGTTCATTAACAATGCCGATAAGACTGGCGTTGGTCTAGTGACTAGTGACTTCTATACTCCCACAGTCAATGCAACTACACTACAAACTACTATAACATTTACTGTGGGAATGTTTGCCACAGCAGTTATTGGTGATAGCACATTCCCAACTGTGACTGTTACTTCCGGAGTAGGAGGTAAAGCATTGTTTACATTTAGCGAAATTGCTCCTGCAGGCAAACAAGTTTCGTGGAAACTATACAGCGGTTCTACTGAACAACGAGTTGCCTTGTCTAAAGCAATGAAACCAAAGGCTGATCTATAATGCAATATTTTTATGACGGACAAGTACGCCGATATCTAGTACAAATCATAAGGCTGTTAAGCAACTTTCTAGTTAAAAATGGTGATGGCACACTGACTAGAGTGCCGGTAATCTACGGCGATGCTGATCGCCAAGTGTCTACTGTTGTAAACAACAATAGTGAAAATACTGTATTGAGTTCGCCTAAGATTGCGGTACATATAACTGAACTAGATTTAGACAAAGACCGACTGGCGGACCCTAGCTTTGTTGGTAAGATACACGTTAGAGAGCGAGCAGTGAATACTGCATCAGGCGAATATCTCAGCACACAAGGCGACTCATACACTGTTGAACGTATGATGCCTACTCCCTTTAAGCTCAGTGTCAAAGTTGAGATATGGAGCAGCAGCACTGATCAAAAGTTACAAATACTTGAACAGTTATTGATGCTGTTTAATCCAAGTCTTGAAATTCAAACTACTGACAACTACGTTGACTGGGCCAGTTTAACTGTAGTTGATATGGAGGATGTGATTTTTAGCTCTAGAAGTATTCCAATGGGCACTGGTACCGATATTGATATTGCTACTATAACGTTGACTACTCCAATTTATATTAGTCCTCCTGCTAAAGTTAAACGTCTAGGCATTACCACTAGTATTATTTCAAACATATTAGCAGGCACCGACGGCGGAACTACTTACATTCCAGGATTAGGCTCTGACAATAACGTTGCAGACATTGAGATTGTAGCGTCTAATCCTCTGTTTGGTCAAACTCTTACCATTGGTAACTACGATATTGAGGTTGCTGGAACTCAGGTTCGATTAATAAGTAGCGAACCTGATCAAGATTATCTAGCATGGCAAATGTTAATCCAACTTAAACCAGACGTGTATCAACCAGGTCTAACCAGACTGTATCTACGTCAGCCTAATGGCTCCTATGTAGTAGGTTATGTAACAGTTAATGCACTTGATGATTCGATTATGATTGCCAACTGGGATCAAGATACTTACCCAACTGATGTGGATATTCCGTCGGGCGTTAGAGCAAGTCTCGGAACATTTGATGCTATCATAGACCCTCAACGAACCAGACCAACCCTAACAGCAGGCGCTAGATATCTTATTCTAGAAGATATTGGCGGTGGCTTAAAAGATACGTTTATTTCGGAAAGCAGAATACAGCGTATCAATACAAATGTCTTGCATAGAAAAGTAAATGATCATAAAATATTTGTTAACGGAGTAGAAGTTGGATCGGGTAGTGTTAGAACTCCGGACAGTATTGACACTGGAAACTATGTCATTACATTAGATAATCCGTGTGCAGCTGGCAGTGAGATTGCCTACGAGCTGTATGTTAATGAAGACGGACCCGATGCGTGGAAAAATGCTGATGGCACAGATTTCATCGCCGCGGCAAATGATGTAATCGAATGGAGTGGTACTGCGTGGTCTGTTATATTTTCAGCTAACGAAAGTGCCGACACTATGGTTTATTTGACTAATATCTATACCGGAACACAATATGCGTGGAACGGTGTAAGTTGGGAAAAGAGTTTTGATGGTATATATCGCCGAGGGGAATGGAGACTTGAACTCTAAAGAACGTATTGTATGCAGTGGTGCGCTGTTTTATGCTAAAAACACACATAGATTTTTACTGTTGCAAAAAGCCACAGGCAAACACAGAGGCACATGGAGTCTAGTTGGTGGTACTAACGAAAGCCAAGAAACTCCGTGGCAAGGTCTACAGAGAGAAGTACAAGAAGAAATAGGACAAGTGCCCACTATAGTTAAAACTATTCCGTTGGAGACATTTGTCAGCAACGATACAGTGTTTAACTTTCACACTTATCTATGTGTAGTAGCAGATGAGTTTGTTCCTGTGCTTAGTCAAGAACATTGTGGCTGGGCATGGACAGTCATTGACGGTGCTCCGAAGCCCTTACACCAAGGACTAAGGAACAGTTTTTCAAGCAAGATTGTTCGAGCAAAACTCGAAACAATATTTGACTTAATCGACTTATTTTAAGCGTAGGTTGCGTTGGCTGTAAACCATAGAGTTGGGCTACATGCAACATACTCTAATGATGAGCCTGCTGACAAAGTAACTCCGGTGTTTACGCCGCTGTTACTGATCTGCCCACCAGTTTGTGGATAAACTTTAATATCAACACCTAGGTTGTTACGAATAAAAACTCGTTCGCCACCTACCGGTGCTGGTAAAATAACACCAGTATTAACAGTGCCGCCAGTAACTAAGACAACTTGTCGAGTTATAGGAGTTGCAGTAGCTTGTGTTGAGCCTGCTGCGGTGACTGCTGGACTATTACCAAATGCAACAAATCCACTGTACTGTCCTAGTCGTATTAAACCAGTGTCTAACACTTCAATGCTAGGCACACCTG